TGCGTCAACAAAATTAAATATAATTTGTTGAGGTGTTCCGTCAAAAACTTGGTCATCCGACCCTAATAAGTGTACCTCTTTAGTTATTGTATTAATGTTTATACCTACTTCAAGAGACACAGGCTCCTGCTCCGGTTCTGGTTCCGGCTCCGGCTCTGGCTCCGGCTCTGGTTCTGGCTCCGGTTCCGGTTCTGGTTCTGGCTCCGGCTCCGGCTCTGGTTCTGGCTCCGGTTCCGGTTCTGGTTCTGGCTCCGGCTCCGGTTCTGGTTCTGGCTCCGGCTCCGGTTCAGGCTCTGTCTGTTCAAGACCTGTAATTGTAACAGGAATACTACTTCCAGAATATGTAACGCTTCCTAAAGTTAGACTTGTTAGATCAACGTCTTGAAATGTAAAAATTAATGTTGGTTGTTTATTTACTAAACTTGTAGGACTTGCAAAAGTACCAAGAGTTGCTTTATAACCAAAACTGGTTGAAATCGCAAGGTAGTCCACATAGTATGGTCCGCCACCAGAGTCCCCTGAATTTATGGTGACATCGCCACTGGTCTGGTTGAATACACTGCTAACACCATATGCGTCAACAAAATTAAATATAATTTGTTGAGGTGTTCCGTCAAAAACTTGGTCATCCGACCCTAATAAGTGTACCTCTTTAGTTATTGTATTAATGTTTATACCTACTTCAAGAGACACAGGCTCCTGCTCCGGTTCTGGTTCCGGCTCCGGCTCTGGCTCCGGCTCTGGCTCTTTTATTGGACAACTATCAGAGTATCTTAATCGATTCTCTCCACCCATATAACCATGCACATAACAATGGTAACTAATTATACCAAAGTCACCTTGTACTTCAAATTCAATATCTCCTGTATAATGCTTTACGGATATACTATTAACAATCTTTGTTCCATGCTCAGTTCCTGAAATTACTTTAAATTTTGCCTCGTCGTTTATTACGAAACCGATCGGATGAGAGGATGTTACCCCAGTTAATTTATAAATTCCATTATTTACTCCTATATAATCAAAATTAAACAGATATGGATTAGCCATAGAAACTGTATTATCTATGGTTTGATCTAAACATTGTACAGAAACACTCTCCGGCTCCGGCTCCGGTTCAGGCTCCGGCTCCGGTTCAGGCTCCGGTTCCGGTTGATTTGTAGGAGCAGTTAATGTAATATTAACCCATACACCTATGGTGTAAGGAAAATTAGTTGTTAATAAATTTTTCATATCTTTCCATTCGGATACTGTAAAATTTCCGGGAGAAGGGGATGGTATCCCCTGATAATTATTTTTTACACAGTAAGCATCATCTACAATAAAGGAGTGTAAAGTAGTATTGATTAATGTAGAAATAGTATTTTGAATTGTATTTCCAGAATTGATCCCTATTAAATACCAACCATTATAGGTTATTAAATATGACATATATATAATTTTATTTATATTAAAAAATAAAAGTAAACATATAAATTTGTTCTATAATTTTAAATTATATATAATATTATAATCACCTGTTAATTTTTCTAATGTGGACGAACTTGGGAAGGTTGTTCTAAAATAAAACTTAGATATAGGTTCGACATGTGTGTCTATATTATATAATATATTGTAATCACCTGTCAATTTTTCTAAAGTAGATGAACTTGGGAAGGTTGTTCTAAAGTAAAATTTAGATTTAGGATCTTCTGGGGGTATAATTATGTCTAAAATAGGACATCTCAGTTTTGTTTGCCGTTTGCTTCGTGAAGGTATACATTCAACAGGAGTATTTTTATTTTCTTTTATATTTGGACCCGGATTCTTGTATTGTGAACATATCTCGCCATTAATACAATTATTATAAGTATTTAATTTGTTATAATTAATTTGTGAACTGATTTTAGTTTGATATTTTAATCTATGTATACGAGATCTTGATGAAACTGATCCATTTCTTCCATATTTAGCGTTTGAATATTTTCTAGTAGTTGTTGTGATTTTTTTTATACTAAAACTTATCTCGGTTAAAGATGTTGGTTTTTTTCTATAAATCATGCAATTAGGATCTGATGTACCTGTTGGGTTTAATATAGGATCTTTAATGTTGCTATTTGTATTTTTATTATATACCATACTTTCCAACTGTCCTATTTTATATTCATTACCTGATACTTTGTTTTCATTCAAAATACCTTCACTATTTTGTGAATATAACATCCCATTCCTTTGCAAATAATTTTTATATGTAGTTTCATTTATAAATCTTACTCCGGTTTTACCTATTAATCGCGAAGTAATAAGAGATTTGGGACATTCACATGGATCAACAGTTTCTTTAATAACCTTCACATTTTCCATACAATCAGTTCTACACGTTGATTGTTTTCTATAATGATTATATGGCATCCTAAATGGTGTTGGTTTTTTCCGTAGTTCTAATTTTTGTTGTTTTGTTGCATCACATGATATACATGATATTCTATCTACATTTAATTGAAAATTAGGATCATTTAATTTTGTAATAATTTCTGTTCGGGGATTTACTTTTTCAGGCACATATTTTCTATCAAATATTGGAAATAATTTAAATGTTGACATTGATGCTGTAAAATTTTGGGTTTTACAATTACATACATTTTTTGACATATAATATATATAATTAAATTTATATTATAAGATTAATTTAATAATTGTGGTGGAACATTATTACAGCATACACCACCATTTGGATTGACAGTTGTTTTATGACTTACAGCCCCCCTTACTCTTGTCAACGCACTTGTTTGGGGATAATTTACTTCTGTATGATTTATATTAAACAGTCCTTTGTATTTTCTTTGATTTGTACACGAAATATCAGTTACAGGTGGTCCCATTTGTGCTCTTAAAAATGGTACGTTTGGTCCATTACATTCACTATTATTTGCCTGTGATTTATATCCCGACTGCTTACAATTGGTCTGGCCTTTAATTGTTTCTAATTTTAGTCTTTCCAATCTAGTACTACTATCAACCGAACCCTGCGTGTAAAATTTCTTATTGTTCAATCGATCTATAACTTTTCCATTAAGACAATTAGGATCATTTGCACATTGACCTCCGTAACCGTTAACTTCTTTGGATGATTCATTTTGGGTATAAGCCAAACTCTTTTCTATAGTTGATTTTCTTCTATTGTTTAACAGTTCTCTAAAAGAATAAGAATATGTATTTCTTTTTTTTGTAACACCAGATACAGTTTCCAACTGACTTAAACCACTATTTTGTTGTCCAGCGGTATTAGGTTGCATCCCGCTTCTAATAAGAGGTTTTCTTGTTCTGGTCGTAATACCACTTTGGCTTTTTGTAATTGTACCGTCTAGATTGATATTATTTAATTTTCCTGTGGGGAGACTACCATTTGTATTTGGACAGTTAGTTGCTAAAGTATTATTGACTATATCAATCCCACTATAATGATCTTTATATAATTTCGTTGTTGTTTGACATTGTTTATTATTATTACATTTAGTATTTTTTCTAACAGCCTGGATAGGTTGTCTAATATCGGCTTTATAAACTCTTTTATCTCTTAAATCAACCCCATCACAATTAGGAGCACAATGACCATAAGCCATCATTTTTGGCTGTTCATTTGTAGTTATTGTTTCCTTTTTTAAAAAATTAAACATACCATTTTTTTTTTGACTGGTAGTTAAATTATTATTATTAATTAAATTTCCATTTGACATTTATATTAGATTTAGAAAAAATAACTTGTTATTTATATGAATAAAATTAATCTATTTATCATTCTCATATCTTCTATAATATTTAGTTTATTAACAAGAGTTGTAGAAGGAGCATGCAATTATAATTTTAATAGTGATTCATCAGAAGGTAAAGAACAGCAAAAATTATTTTGTAATAATTCAATAATTGGCACAACCAAAATAAGACAATCTGAATTTAAGAATAAAGTTAATAGTCTATCAAGTTTAGTAAATATAACTGAATCACAAATAATGAAAAATCAAAAACTTATATTGCAAAATACAAAAAATAATAATGCATTAAAGGCTGTTTCCGATCCAAATGCGGATGAAGATACGGCTGATGCTTGTAAACAATACCCAGAAGCATGTTAACATAGAAGCATGTTAACATAGAAGCATGTTAACATAGAAGCATGTTAACATAGAAGCATGTTAATTTTTATATAATTATAATATAATGAAGACTATCATTATATTATTAAATTTTTTATTGATTTCTCTTATTTTATATAGTTTCTTAAATTCAAGAGTGGTTGAATATTTTATTGGATGCCCTGTTGGACAAAATAATGCTGTTACTAGACAATCTTCTCAATTAAGTCGTAACGAATCACAATTAAATTCATTATTAGGCAAATATGAGTCATTAAAAATGACATCCCTTATGCAAAATGCAATGATTAAAGCAAATGGACAACAAGCCAAAAATTTAACAGATGATGTAATGAAGGAAAAGGATCAAATGATATCAGATCTGGATAAACTTGATAAAAATTTCGGAGGTGGTGGGAAAGATAAAGACTTTCCAAATTTAGATAAATTAGGACAAATTATGGAAAAGAGTAGTCCTATTTCAACTTAAAAGTAGATTTCTATCATTTATATCATCCGGTTCTATATCATCCAGATTATCATCCAGATTATCATCCAGATTATCATCCAGATTATCATCCCTTATATCATCCAAGATAATAATGTTTAATGGATTGTTATACATTGATGCTACGCCGGCATCTAATCTCTCATTTATAATTATTATACTAGAATTGTGTTTTTTTATAATTTCAAAATTTAGTTTATAACTGAATAATTCATATAGACATATAGTCATTAATGCAAATTCGTACATGTTGTATGAACCCATTCCTAACATAAATAACCAAAAAATATTGTAATAAATAAAGATTGTAACTATATCGTATACCATTAAATAACTTAATTCTTTTTTATTTTTAATAAACAAAAAACATCTTAAAACATAAATGAATGCAAATATAAAATTTTGTATATACATTGAAAAATTTAAGTAAAAAAGAGTTTGATAAAAAACATCATTTTTCACAATTTCAAACAATCTGTTATTATACGGAAATATTTTCACTAAACTATAATCATTTGTAAACACATCAATAATATATAAAAAAAAATTCAATGAAAATGAAATAACTAATTCGAACATCATAAGTTTGCTTGAATTATTAAATATATCAAAAATTTCTTGGTTCTCAATTTCATCATTATTCAAAATAATATAATTTTCATTGCATTCCATACATTTATAAAATCCGGGAGCACTTATTGATTGGTATCTCCATGTTTCAAGACAAGATATATGAACATATTTAGAAGTTCCGTTGCATCTACATGGTGATATTAATAAATCTATATTTTCTTCATCTTCTAAACAAATCCGACATTGTAAATTTTCTTGATTTATTTCATTATTATTCATATTAAATAAATATATATATATATATATTTAATGGCAGGCTTTTTAGACAAATTAGGTATTAATGATTTAACAGAAAAAATGGATATTAAACCAAAGAATGGCTTTTTTAACAAAATAAGTTCAGGGGTTGGAAATTTAGAAAAGAAATTTTTAGGACCGACATATAATTATGCCAAACAAATTAAAACTCCTAATGAGATAGGAATGACAAGTGAGGGCACGATAGATGCATTAGGAGCAGATGTACAGGGGTTAATTGCTTTTACGGAAATTTTAGTTTCAGGTGGAGGGGCTGCAAGTCGGGTAAAAGGACCTTTAGGAAATAGATTTTATTTGAAAACGGGGGGACAATGTACAGCACCTGATGGTAATAAAGTGGATAGATATGTTTATATACATAATAAAGCAACAGGGTCTATTCCTTTTATTTCGGATGTTACTGGTAGCAGTTTTCCTGAATTTAGAGGATTAGTCCCTAGTAGTATAGAAAATGTAGGGGCTATTAATCCTGTTGCTATTTTTGGAGGATTTATGCAAGGTGCTAATCCTAAATGTAGAAAATTAAATATTAAAGATGACAATGGTGTAACAGGAGTATATGTAGCAGATGCTGATATAGCAAACTTAGATCCTTGTGTATTTGGAGGAAAAAATCCAGTACCACCTTACAAAGAAAGAAAAAATTGTGCAAAAGATGGATTTGCAAATATGAATGAAACATTTATAGAGTTAAAAGAATTAATGGAAGATGGTAAATTAAGTAAAAATAAAGCAGCAAATTTATATAATTTAGGATTTGGAGCATTATTGATCTATTTACTTTACAGTCTTATGAAAAAACATAATTAAATAACTATGACTGCAAGTAAATAGAATATAGTTCCTAAAATTATATGCATCCATTTTGTTAACTTTTGATTAAGTCCTAAATAATTAAGTAATTCATTATGAGGAGAACCATCACTAGGATTATACATACCCCAAAATATAGCAGCACATATTAATAATGCCGATACAATAATTCTTAACATATAAGTGTATATTAAGAATTAAAATAAAGATTTTTAACGTCTTGATCTACGTCTAGATCTACGTCTACTACGCCTAGATCTACGTCTACCCCCTTTTAACTTACCACCTTTCATTTTATTGGATTTGCGTCTTGATCTGCGTCTTGATTTGCGTCTTGATTTGCGCCTCGAGTTGCGTCTTGACCTGCCTCTTGATCTCCGTCTTCCTCCTGGCATTGGTGCTATCGATTGCATTGTTGGTCTTGTTGGTATTGATGGTCTTGTTGGTCTTGTTGGTATTGATGGTCTTGTTGGCATTGATGGCATTGATGGTATTGTTGGCATTGATGGCATTGTTGTTGGCATTGTTGATTGGCCTGCTTTAGCATTGTATGATTTTTTTAATGTATTCCACCCTTCATTGCTTTTTCGCGCACTTTCTTTTGCTTTTGCTAAACCGGCTTTAGCAGTATTAGCAATTCCAGATGCTCCGCGTTTAAATTTATCCATAAATGATTCTGGCATATATATATTTGATAGAAAATATATATATTTAAATAATTATCGTTTTCTTTTACGAGAACGACGTCTAGAGCGTTTACCGCGTCTAGAGCGTTTACGGCGTTTACTGCGTCTACTGCGTCTGGATTTTCTACGTCTTTTCGTTTTGCGTTTACGTTTTCCTCCAGTTTGTCTCTTTCTGCGGGATTTTCTTTTCTTCTTAAGTTTACGACTTCCTCCCTTAAGTTTACCTACAAGAGTTTCTAAAGTAGAACTTGCACTTTGCAATAAATTCATAGCTTCATTGGCGGTTGCTGTATTTTCCATTATATAGTATATAGAGATTTATTTTTTTTTGAGAACTTTTATTAAAAAGTTTTTTGAGAACTTTTATTAAAAAGTTTTTTATAAAAGTTTTTTGAGAACTTTTTTCTAAAAAGTTCCTTTTTGAGAACTTTTTTCCAAAAGGTTCTTTTTTGAGAACTTTTTTCCAAAAGGTTCTTTTTTGTGAACTTTTTTCTAAAAAGTTCCTTTTTGAGAACTTTTTTCTAAAAAGTTCCTTTTTTGTGAATAAATTGTATAATTTTCGCATTTAAAATTTAAATCTTTTGTATAACTCTAACTCGGC